GTCTCTGAAGTTGCTGCGTTGGTGGCTGAAGTGGACGCTGCTGCGGCTGAAGTAGCTGCGGCGTCTTTGTGTGTCTCTGCCGTATTTCGATACCCAAGCGCAGTGTCTCTTGCGCTTTCGCTAGCGGCTTGAGCCGTCTGAGAGGCGTCTCTTGCAGTCTCAGCATTTGCTTCAGCAGTTTCTGCTGCCGATTGAGCTGCTTGTGCGGCAATCTTTGCGGCTTCAGCTGCATCGACCTCAGTCTGAATATTGGTTTCAGTGGTCGATGTTGTTCCACTGGTTTGGAAAAAGCCGGTTTGTGACATGACTATATTGCATCCCTGTACTCATAGGCTGGACGGATCGCTTGTGTGCCACCGTTCAACTCTTGGTCATTTGCCTGTTCTTGAAGTTCAGCAAGGAACTGGGTGTACCGTTGTTCGAAAATCTCGGAGCGTTGGTCGAGGTAGTACGGCGCTGCGTATGTCAGACCAGAGTAGATGATCAAATCTGGAGCAATTTTAGCGAGGATGTTCTCATCGCTGTCCTGCGTCATTGCGTCGAACTCACCGTAGTAATAAAGACTGACGGTGCCAGATGTTGGCTGTGGAAAAAGCTTTAGCTTCTCTTGCTCTCGAACGAAAAACTGGGGTTTTCCCTCATAGGCATTGTTGGCCAGCTCACGGTATTTGGACATCGTTATCCGCTGTAACTCATATTCGTTGGCATACAGCGAAATGATTTCGAGGAAGTCCGTTGGTAGTGTGATTTCAGAAGCTAGGCCGCTGATCGTGTACTTCTTCAGCTTTTCATTGGCTGGAATACGAAGCTGACGTTGGATACGGGCGATCCCTTGATCGATGAACTGGGTCGTCAGCGTTGGTGTAATATCCGACCTGTTCAAAAGGTCGTTGAAGTGAGACTTCAGATCGCCGTAATTCATTGTTTAGGTTTTCCTGTTCTTTCGTTTTGAACTCGGTTTCGCTGTCTTTGCTGCCGCGCGAAACTGAGCAGCCGTGGGCGCACCTTTGGTTCCCGGGCGGCGCATTTTCTCACCGGAACCAGCTTTAATTCGTTCGCGCTTGGCGTGGATGTTTGCATATAGCCCCCTAGTCATGCGGCTAGACCCTCTTCTCTGTTGTTAAAAAAGCCTCCAGATTTTCGTCTTTGAGGCGTTTGACGATTTCTGCAGCGGTGTGTTCGCCGTTCATGATGTCAAAGCCTTCGCGCATCCACTTTTCGACAATCACAGTCGGGATGCTTGCAACACGCATGAAGTCCCCTTCTCGTGTGTTTCGAGAGGCGTCTCGTTGTTCTTTGAGGCTGTCGAGGAATGACTGGTTGATATTCTGGGTGTGACGTCTGAAAACGCCGTCAGCATCTTCATCGTAATCGGTGTTGATGCCGATGAGATTGATGTCTTTTTTCATGTTTGATTTCTCCTTGTGGTGGAAAGCAGTGAGACGGGCACGGTAAGGAGAGCGGAACCCGTGTTGGTCCCGTCTCACGCTATCAGTTCACGGCCTTATGACAGGCCAGTAACCATTGCCGAAGCAGACTGGTTCATGTGCTTGAGTGTGAGTTCACCGACAATGAAGTGTTTGTCGCTGTCGCCCGTCTTGGACAGGAGTGTCCGTGAGAATGGGCGAAGCACACATGTGCGCCACATTGTTGGGTCAAGCAGGAACGCATGTGTCGTCAGCTGGTGACGGTTCAGCACAACTTTGAGTGTGCCGTATGGGTTCACCATGATGTCGACAGCGTTCACGAGAGTTGTAATCTCGTCATTGAATGTCCGCTGACGGCCTGATGAGCCAGTGAAGCCAGCGACGATTTCAGCGTCTGCCGGTTTGATCATCAGGAGTGTTGGATCGCCACCTGCCGTGTAGCAAGCTTCGTGAGCGTCAAGAAGCTTTGCTTCGGTAAGGGCGTCTGTTGCGTTTGCACCAGCGTCGATTGAGTTGCCAGCAGCAATCTGTTGGGTTGCTGAAGCCATCTCGCGAGCAGTTGATGAGTCGCCTGTGACAGCGGCATTATCAACGCCGACGAAAGCTCGCTCGACATCGCGTTTGATCTCTTTCAACGCTTTGCCAAGTTGGTAGGCCGTCTCTTTGGCTCGTCCGTATGTCCGAATAGCATCGGCGGTCGAGCTGACTTGAAACGCCTTAGTCATGATTTGGCAATTATTGGTGCGAAGTGTGGTTGGCGAGAGTGTTGCCATGCTTGGGTCTGCGCCTTCAACTTGTGCGTTGTTAGCAGCAGCTGCGAGGCTGTCTTCTTGCCATTCTACAACACGGGCCGAAGCTTTTTCGCTGCGGATTGTGCTGTACAGGGGGGTATCGGTTGGCGAGATGTCTGTGATGATATCACTGACGTCCTCGGCTTTACCGACAATGTCGTAAGTGGTGTATGTAGCCATCGGATTTTGTTCCTTCCTGTAGCTGTTGGGTTAGTTTTCCCAGCGGCTCATGAGGACAGATGCGATGTCTTCAAGATCACCTCCGCGATTATTTCGGAGGTTTTGACGTTGTTTGTCGATGTCTGCCTTGCGACGGACGGTGGCATTTGGTGGTGACTTCTGTGAACGCAGAACCTTCTTTTGGGTTGCTGCTTTCTTCTTCACAGTAGCCACTCGTTTGCCTTGGTCATAAAGCCTCGCCTTGTTCAAGATTTGTATCACTGCAGGGTCGACATAGCTGTCCACCTGTTCTTGTGGCAAACCTTGGGCCACAGCGTAGCTGCGGATGTTGGCGTAGGTTTCGTTTGACCAGTCAGGGATTGCTTCTTGCAGTACCTTTACAGCTTCTTTTGCCGCTTCACGTTGAGCAGCCTGATGCTGTTTCTGGATTTCTCCATAGAATTGATCTGCTTCCTCTCTTAGGAAGCGGACGTCTTCGGATGCTGCTTGAGCTTCCTTGCGAAGCGCAGCAAAGTCTTCCGCATCCATCGTTTTGGATGCCAGAAGCATGTCCACGTCAGAGTAAGGCTTATAGCGTTCCTCTGCACGTTTAAGCATCGCCTGAAACAATGCGTCAGATCGTTGAAGTGCATCTTCAGCCTCTTTGCGCTGAGAAGCGACTTGCTGAGACTTGCGAGTGAGTGAAGCTTCCTGACCGTAAAGTCTCTTGAGTTCCGATACAGTTGCCCGATGCGTTTCGCCGTTTTCGACAATTTCGACTTCAGCGTCATCAGGGATAACATTACTGTCAGCCTGATCTTCGTCATCAGTTTCATCGTCGGCATCTTCGGTTTCCTCGTCTTCTTCGGGGGCTGTTTCTTCATCAAGGTCAACCTCGGTGGTTTCTTCCTCGTCTAACTCCAGAGCACCGTTTGTCTCTTCTTGTTCGGTTTCTGGAGCCGCCTCCTGCTCGTCGTCGGATACCGTCTCCGGGTCCTCCCAACGCGCCAGAATGGCGTCTTCGGCGTCATCGATTTCGAGTGGCCGTCTTTCGGTTGAAAGCGTGTTTTGGACGTTGTTCATGGTCCTACGCATCTCCCTTCTGATTGTTGTCATCTTCGTGCTTCATCATGATCTCGTTTTTAACTTGAACCCGCTGTTGTAGGGTTGAAACGATGTCAATCAGGGCACGGTAGTTGTGGTATGCCGCCTCGCGTTGCTCGAAATCATCGGGCTTGGCGTTGGTGAATGTGGCAAAGCTGGCGTCTACCAGTGAATTGATGGTGGATGAAAAGGCGTTGTGGTTGAGTATGAACTCAGCCTCTTCGCCTAAATGATAAAGTTGCTCTTCTTGTTCTTCCATTTTCTCTCCTTGGTTGTAATGTGAGGATGATGAATAAACTTTGGCTCTATTTCGGTTTCAAATCTGGACTGCTTACCGCCATTCGTGAGCACCCAGAGCATGCTCAGTCGATACTTGTATTCGGCGGCGTAGCAATTTGCCTTTGGGGCATCATTGCTTTTGTCGGCGTCCACCGCTTTGTAGCTTTCTGGCTGCGTTTGTTGTCTTGGTTTCTGGTAGGCACAGTAATCGTGCATAACCTTTGGGTCTTTTCACTTGTGATTTTTTTTGAACCTAATGTTTTTCGCAAACATTTTGCTCACTCTACTGAGC